AATGGAATCCCTTTTGAAGGAATGTACGCCTCCAGCTTCAACAATAGAGCGTTTAAGACAATCAAAGAAAGATCTGAGGTGGCTTCCAGAAGTCTGGCTAGAGACCGTGGGGAGGCTCCTGACATGGCTGGTAGTGGCCGTCGTAATTCCCATCTGCTTGCTATTGCCCCTAATGCTAGTAGCAGTATTATATGTGGTGGAACAAGTCCTTCTATTGAGCCTACAAGGGCTAACGTATTTACGCACAAGACTTTAACAGGCTCGTACAAAGTTAAAAACAAATACTTGGAGAAACTACTTGAAGAGAAAGGTGCCAACACCGAGAAAACGTGGAAAGATATTGCTGCTGCTGAAGGCTCTGTTAAAGAAATACCGGAACTCACGGAAGAAGAGAAGGCCGTATTTAAGACAGCGCCTGAACTTAACCAAATTTGGGTCATTGAACACGCCTACCAAAGACAGAAGTACGTCTGCCAAGCACAGTCAGTAAATCTGTTCTTTGAACCACCACCAGCTACAGCGCCACAGGAGGTACACGATGAGTATCTGGAGTATGTTAATAGCGTACATTGGACAGGAGCTAACAAACTCAAATCTATGTATTACCTGCGAACTACAGCGGCTAGAAATACAGAGAATGTTAACATCAAGATCCCAAGGATCAACCTTGAGGAAGGGGAATGTTTAAGTTGTGAAGGATAAGTTCAACACATACTGCCTACAACAGTGGGCAGCTTATGTGGAGCAGAAGGGAAGTCTAAGCTACAAAGAATATCTGAAGATAAACAAGAAACTACTGGAGAAACAATTTAATGATAGATCCAAAGATTAGCGCCATGAAGCGCCTGTACAACGCTGAGATAGACGTGTACAAGGCAGAGGTGCAGAACTACCTAGAAAATCCTGTGGCTGTAGGTGAGCATGGTAACTTGATTGAGACTATGGACAAGCTGGTGCAGAAGATTGCTGAAGCAGAAGATAAACTGATTGTATTGGAGACACATTTTAGTGAGTAACGTAATTAACCTAATGCCTACCCAGGCAACCGCTGACGAGGTACTAGAGGACTGTAAGGGTGAGTTTAATCACGTACTGGTACTAGGGTGGACTGAAGATGACGCTCTGACAGCTAAGGCTACAGAGTCTATGGACTTGAAGGAAACCATCTACTTGGTGGAAGTATTCAAGCAAGCAGTAATTATGGCAGGACATGAAGTAGGATGAGTGATGAACTGATACATCTGATTAGCCTGTGGGCTATGAAGCGTGGTATAATTAACAATAGCACACCTCTTGCACAGTTTGCTAAACTTGTGTCTGAGGTAGGAGAGCTAGGGGACAACATAGCCAAGCAGCGTGATGTTACTGATGACATTGGTGACTGCTTGGTGGTGTTAAACACCTTAGCCATTATGAATGACACTACCCTAGAGGAATGCCTGAAGGTAGCGTATGATGATATTAAAGATCGTAAGGGACATATGAACAGTCATGGTGTCTTTATCAAAGAGGGAGATGCAGCTTGAGCTTGCTAAAATACTGGGCACCTAAAGTAAGGTTTGTAACTGAAATGGAAACTACAGGCTTTCCTGAAGGGACAGAAATACTTAATGTTAAGTATTCTTGGTATGATTGGTCTTTAGAGTTTTGGACAGGGCCAAACTTAGGTTTAGAAATTAGACTACAAAACTTAGCAGAAGGTTTCAGGATAGGTTTTGCTAATGGTGGGTTAGAGGATGAGCGAGGCAGGTTTATTATTTCTCTGTTTCCCTTAGACTTTAACATACACTACTTAACTGAAAAAGAAATGATTAAATACGGGGTGATTGCAAAATGAGCTTATTAGATACTAGAGATTACTACAAACCGTTTGACCATCCTTGGATGTTTGACTACTACTCACAACAGAATCAGATGCACTGGTTCCCAGAGGATGTACCTCTACACAATGATGTCAAAGATTGGCAGACAATGACTGATGAAGAGAAGAATCTACTGACTCAGATCTTCCGTCTGTTTACACAGTCTGATGTAGACGTAGGTGCAGGATACGTAGACCGTTACATGCGTATCTTTAAGAAACCTGAAGCACGTATGATGATGTCTAGCTTTGCTAACATGGAGTCCATACACCAACATGCCTACAGCCTGCTACTGGACACCGTAGGGATGCCGGAGGTGGAGTATAAGGCGTTCTCAGAGTATGAGGCTATGGCTGACAAGCATGAGTACATCAACGCTGTGAAGGTTACTAAAGGCGACAAGAAGAGCATTGCTAAGGCATTGGCTATCTACTCAGGTTTTACTGAAGGCTTACAACTCTTTAGTAGCTTCATCATCCTGTTGAACTTCCCAAGGTTTGGTAAGATGAAGGGTATGGGGCAGATCATTACGTACAGCATACGTGATGAATCCATGCACGTAGAAGCAATGACAAAGCTCTTCAGGGAGTTTATGCAGGAGAACATTGACCTGTGGACTGATGACTTCAAGGCTGAGATCTATCAGGCATGTCGTGAGATGGTTGACCTAGAGGATAGGTTCTTGGACTTGGTGTTTGAGCAGGGTGATATCCCAGGATTGACCAAGAAGGAGATGCAACAGTACATCAGGTACATTGCTGACCGTAGGCTTCTACAGTTGGGACTCAAGACTAACTACAATGTCAAAGAGAATCCACTAAACTGGCTTGATGATGTGTTAGGTGTAGAGCATCAGAACTTCTTTGAAGGCAGAGCTACCACCTACATGAAGGCTGGACTACGTGGTGACGTTGGGAAGGTTAAGTTTTCTAATGTAGCTTAAGAAGACTTGGGGGGCGCAATGCCCCCTTTGTCTCTACTGCCCTGTTAACATTCCTGTGACTGCTCTAGCTCCTGCTAGTGGAACAGTACCTAAAGCACTAGAACCCATAAACTGAGCTTGCTGTGCAGCCTGTTGTACAGGTGTCTGACCAGCTAAGAACCTTTGCATACCTTCACCAGCTAATCCTTTAGCTGCCCCTACAGTGCCCACTGCTCCTCCTACTGTAGCCCCTATTCCAGAGCCTCCTGTAGCTGCTGCTTGTAAGCCTGTCAAGCCCCCTATAAAACCTGTAGCAGCAAATCTGTGGAACCAAGAAGGGTTCTCTGGGGTACGTAGCTGTTGTATTCTTTTTAATTCAGCAGCAGAGTCATCAGCAACTTGTTGTAGATTCTTTAGTTCTAATTCATTAGCGGCTATACGTTCAGCATTCTCAGGGTTGTTTCTTAGGCTCTTTTTAAGAGCTACTTGTTCTTCTTTTATTTTAGCTTCCTTTAAGGTAGCTTTGTTACGTACCCTAGTTAACTCTCTATTACGTCTAGCTTCAAGTTTCTCAGATAGTTTTATTGCCGCAGCCTTTATTGTTTCTTCTTGTGCAGCTATAGTGTTTCCTACTTTATTAGCTCTAGCTTGTAAAGGAGCTTTACCTTGCCTAGCTTGTCTAGGGGAGTTAGTTTGCGCTGCCTGCAACCACTGGTCAGGAGTAAATCTACCTTCTCTACCTGCCTTGGTTGAGGCTTTGGATACAGCATCCCTAAGAACAGAATGAGTAGCCCATGCTGCTCTGTCAGCTTCAAACTTAGCAAGTCTGTCTTTACTCAAAGTTTTAGTTACAACCTTATCTAAAACAGACTGCATATCTCTTAGTATGTATTGCTGTATAGCAGGCACTCCACCAGCATCTGACTTAGCTGCTGCTGCCGTACCAAATGAGCTTCTAAGTGATGCTAAATCTTCTCCTGATATTCTGCCTTTGACAGTCTTGTCCGCTAGTAAGGATACAGTATTCTTGATAGTGTTGCTCAATTGACCAGAGCTTTCTAGCATTAGTCTTACAGTAGTGTCTGCACTAAGACGTTTCTCCATCTCCCTAGCTACTTTACTAGGATTTACTTGATACGAACGTGTTTTAATAGACTCAAAGCCTACTTTAGACCATTGCTCTTCTAATCTTTGCATAGCTGCATTGGGGTTAGGTGATGCCATAATATCAGCAACGTCTGTTTTCTTAATACTAGCAGGCAAAGCCTTACTAAAAGCTTCTAACCTAAACATATCAGAATTAGAGTCTAAATTATTTTTTAACTGTGCTGTTTGGCGAGCAATAACTTGTCCTGTTTTTATTTTTATTAAACCAGAGTAATTACCTTCAAGAACACCTTTAACTACCGCAGCTTCTTCCTTGGCATCAGCAATCTTACGGCTTGCTTGAAGCCCTAAGTCATCTATTGCATTATTTAACGCAGTAGTGGCTTCTTTTGATTCTTGCTTAATTTTCTTATCAAAGGCTTCTACTGCCGCTTCTCTAGCTTTCTGTTGTTGCACTAAAGGAGCTACAATTCTTTCTTCCTGTGCCCGTATTACTCCACCACCACCAAAAGATGGCCCTACAACATCTCTATAGAAAGACTGTAGTATTGCTTCTGATGACTTATCTTTATCTGCTGCTAAAGTAATAGGCTTAAAACCTTCAGGAGTGTCTAAAGGAGCCTCTATCTTTCTTTTGAGTAACCATGCAGGTAACCCAAAGACAGCACCACCTGCAAGTCCTGTTAAGCTGCCGTACCCAGCGTCTACTAATACTTCTCCAGCACCTGCTCCTGTTTCTGATTTACCAGCGCCGTATATAGCTCCTTCTACTCCTGCTCTGCCTATCATTCTAGTTATAGAGCTTGCTCCTTTAGCAGCAGCACCTATCTTAGATAAAGGACTAGCTATTGCACCGGCAATCTCAAGACCAGTAGCAGCTACAGGTTGACGTTCAGCAAAACCTGCTTGCATAGCGTCATAGTCTCTTTTTAAGCGATCATAAACTTCTTCTCTTGTCTCATCAGTAGTTGCAGCTTGAGCCATAGCAGCCAAACTTATACCTACTTCATCAGACCATCCTAAAGTAGCCCCTTCAAGAAATATTAAAGCTCCTGCTAGACTGTCTTCAGATGTCCACTCACCGGAAGATACTTCTGCTTCTATTTCGTTATTGACAGGGCGTTTTCTATACTTGTCTAAAGAACTACCTTGCATAGGCGTAACAGTTTCTTCAGGAACTGCTCTGTACTTATCTAATGAACTAGCCATTAAAATTTATCCCTTTTGCTTTCTTTAAGTCTACGCTCTGCTGCATCTCTACGCTTAAATATATCAGCAACAGACTCCCCTAAAAATGCCTCTAGGTCAACTAACTCTACTTGTTCTTCTGGAGTTAAGTTCTGTTTCTCAGATAAAGCTAGAGCATAGTCAGTAAAAGTGTTAAACCCAGCAGGGACTTGCTTAAACTCATCGTTTATGTAGGCAATCTTATCATTGTAGTTACGTAATGTAACATGGTCAAGATAGCCACCTACATCTCTGTACTTATTTATCCAAGCAGCTTGGTCTGAATGAAACCTACTTTCCATCTGAGCAAGTTTAGCAATACCTCTAGCATATTCTGCTAAAGTTTTGGGGTCTGCGTTTGCATCCAAAGTCCCTGATAAAACTAATGCAACGTCTTTATCACTAGCAGGCCCAGGTGGTAAGTTAGCTACTGCCGTACCAATCCTAAGAGCTTGTGCTTCTGTTCTTAAAAGAGTCACTAGGTCTTGTTTGCCTAGAAAGCCTTTAATACTTTCTTCAACTTGCGACCTAAAACCTGAAGGTATATTCTTAGTAAGCTGCTCTAAATTAGTAGCTAGCCTATTAGCACTGCCTGCTCTACTAGAGGCACTTTTGTACTCTTTATTAGCTTCCCTTAATTGAATCTCAGCTTGTTGGCTTAAATCACCAGCAGGAGTAATACTACGTATTTCTCTAACAATATCAGTAGGGTCTGCTTTGTTAACAAACTGAATTACTTCTTCTCCAGTTTCAGGATCAGTAAATGTAACTTCTTCGTACTCTTTTTTAGCGTTATCTGGGCCAACTAAAAACTTTCCTAGCTGCCTGTCAAATATGTTTTTACCAACAGATGTATATCTTTCTGCACCACTAATAGCGTCAGTCTTAACTAAAGCGTCTATATCTGAGATACCAGCACCTTTAGAAGCTAACTGTATTAGCTCATCAACATCTTCTCTTTCGCCGTACTTCTGAGCAACCATGTTAACTACTAAGTCTGTTTTGTCTTCTTTTTCAGTAGCTTCTTCTCTTTCTTTCTTTTTCTCTTTTCTAAGAGCAGTCAAGCGTTGCGTAGCCTGTACTTTCTGTGCAGGTGTACCAAACTTAATTAAAGAAGCTAACTGTTGTGCTTCAGCGTCTGGGCTGTTAGGGTCTACCTGAGCTAACGCTTGAGTTAGTTTCTCTTGCCCTGTTCTCATGTCCATCCCAAGCGCACCACCAATCTGCCTAGCAGCCTGTTGAGCAAATGGACTCATAGGTTGACCAGTGCCTGTCAGCAATCCTGAAGTACCTTGAGTAGGTGATACCTTGTAGCGGTCAAACGCGCCTATTCTATCTAAAAGTCCCATAAGTATTCCTTAGTTAAAAGAAGTCAGCGAGGGCGCTGCCTATTGCAAGTATATCATTAACCATGCCTCCGCTGCCCCCTAAGCCTCCACCACCACCAGCCGCTGCTGCTGCCTGAGTAGCTTGAGCGCCTAAGATACTAGAGTATATATCACGTAGGTTCTGACTACGTACAGTTTCTGCCTGTAGTAAATCTTCTAGGCCACTAATGTTTGCTTCAGCCATAGTCTTAGCACCTAACTGCTGTCCTGTACGTGCTAGATCAGCAATACTAATAGCAGGAGTCAATGAAGACAGTAGCTGTTGCTCTGGCTGGAACTGTGCAGCTTGTGAAGCAACAATGTTTTGTAGCTGTGCTTGCTGTAGTGCTTGAGGTAATCCTGCTGCTCTACCACCAAGACCAAACATGCTTTCAGCAAGTCCTGCTTGTTGCATTTGTTCTGCTTGTGCTTGCTGTATTGCACTCAAGGATGCTCTAGCCTTAGCTTCTTCCTGGGCTTGTGCCAACGCTAGTTGCTCAGGAGAGCCACCAAACATAGCTGTACGCAGTCCTGTGCGTCCTTGAGAAGCTAAACGCTCCTCTAGTGCAAGCTGTTGACGTTGCTCTTCAGGTCGTTGAGTGGCTCTAATGCGCTCATAGACATCAGCTTCTCTAGCACCCATAGGAGCCATAGCACCCGTTAGAAAGCCACCAACGCCCCCTAGAGCCTGTTGCTGGATACCTGATACATCTGGTGCTACTGCACCCATATCCCCCAGTAAGCCGCCTGTGATGGCTTGTAGCTGCTGTTGTTGTGCAGCTTGAGAAGGAGCTAACGTAGTAGCAAACCCACCTTCAGGTGTGGTAGTAACACCACCAAACCCTGTGGATACTGTAAATGGCTTAAAAGCACTAGCTGTTTGAGCTTCTTGGCCTATTCTAGCCTGCTCTGCTGCTGACTCTTGTGCAATGTCAGTGATCTTGTTAAGCTCATCAATGCTTAAACCAGCACCAATCAACTGACCACCTTGACCACCTAAGAATCCACCTAGAGCAGTGCCAAGGTTGCCTAGGTTATTGAAGAATCCCCCAGTGCTGCCAGTGCCTCCCATAGTCCCACTTAGATCACCAAGTAATTGATCCCCTAAGATTGCTCTCAACTGACTATCAGTTAAAGTACCGTTACTCATTTATATTCTCTCTATGTCAATACTGTTGTTATCACGGAGGCTGCACCTGTTACCACAACAGTAACAACAAGCCAAGCCAGACGCTCCCACTTACGAGCATGAGAAGATGCTAGTTCTTTAAGCTGACGGAGTTCAGCAGTTGCTTCACCCCAGCGTTCACCACATTCTTTCTCGTGTTGAGCTATCTTCTCTAGTGCTTCTAAAGCTAATTCAAGTGTTGGCGTCTGCTCCTGCTTCATTAGTCTTTAGCCTTACCTACGTTTAGTGCAATAATGTTTAAGACGTTGTATACCTTAACTGCCCAAGGCTTGTCCTGTGGTGCTGATGTTACAGCAGTTACAAGAGATGCTATAGCTACAGCAGCAGTTACTACGTTAAATATGTCAATCAAGTATCCCATTGTTAAGATCCTAAAGTTGGACGAGTGTCTGGGAAGTCTTCTGTGCTAGGCCAATCGCGTAGTGCCTGACGGTAAGCCAACACTGCTGAAGCATTAGGGTAATCAGAAACTGTAGCGGCTATGTCTGTGCGTTGTAATTCTTCGTCACGCCATCTACGGGCTTTTGTCTCAACTGAAATATTATTTTCTACTACTATTAAAGCCATTATTTAACCCTCGTATAAACAGTTCCGCCTAGCTCTACGCCATTGGCTGATTGGTTTGATGTAATCTCATGAATACCATTCGCTAACCCAAATTTCCCTCCAGAGTCATCGCCAGCGTCAACCATCCAAAAATCAGAACCGTCCCAAGTTAAACCCTGTGGCGAGGTGTATGGCACCGTAGAAAAAGACTCTCCTTGATAAACGCCTGCTGAACTGTATTTGTGTACAGCGTCACTAACCACTCCAGTGACCCAGAAATAAGTTCCGTCCCACGTAATCCCTGTGGGCTGACTGTCTCTAACACTTACTGAAAAAGATACGTTTTGATAAACGCCTGATGAGTTGTATTTAAAAGCTTTGCGATTTTGGTAACCAATAACCCAAAAATGAGTTCCGTCCCAAGTTAAAGCTTTAGCACTTGTTTCTTGGCCACCCACGCTAAATTCTACGTTCTGATAAACGCCGCCTGTACTCCACTTGGTTACCTTGTTTTGACCATCTCCAAGAACCCAAAGGTAGCTCCCGTCCCAAACGATATCCTCAGGGTCGTTGTGTGTGGAGGACACGTCAAAGCTACTTTGTTCCACCCCTGCGGTGTTGTACTCAACCACATTCTTATTACCGTAAGTTCCTCCAACTACCCAAAAAGAAGTGCCGTCCCACGTAATTCCTGTAGGATCAACGGCAGACGCAGCTGTTGAAAAGGTTGAAACCAAAGCCTTAGAAGTAGAGGCATCTGGGTAAACGGATAAATCATCCTCAAAAACACCCGCCTTTAAGTACACCCTGCCGTCAGCCAACGTAACAACATTGGCACTGTTGTTTAATATAACAACTTCATTTACCTGTGATGCGCTACCGCCACCGCCTAAAGTAATAGCCATCTAAAGCTCCTCCCATCCAATTGTTGCATCAACGTAAACCAAAGACGCTCCAGCATCTGCTGCAAGCTCTCCATCGTCTGCCGTTGAATTTATGTTTGAGCCGTTACGAGCTACAGTGACTGTGCTGGTTCCAGCGTTCTTAATGAATACTACATCACCAGCACTAGGACTAGCGGGTAGCGTAATTGTTACTGCACTGCCTGAGTTAACAATGAGTTGGTCTTTACTAACAGCGGTATAGTTTCCTGTCTTGACAACAAAGTCATTATAAGCACCACCAATAGTTGCAAAAGCTAGTGTACCACTACCGTTAGTAGTTAAGCTCTGGCCTGCTGTACCGTCACTTACGTTTAGGCGAGCAATATCTACTGCATTGTCGGCAATCTTAGCTGCTGTTACTGCATCATCAGCAATCTTGGCTTGAGTCACGTTATCATCAACAATAGAAGCAGTCACTACGGCATTAGAGGCTAGTTTAGCAGCCGTTACTGCATCGTCAGCAAGTTTAGCTGTAGTAATTGAACCGTCAGCTACGCCGGTAAAAACACTTGCGTCAACATACGCTTTAACTGACTGCTGTGTAGGCAGCAACGTGGCACTGTTAGATGCCATATTGTCTTCATCAACAAATGCAGTAATGGAAATAGTGCCATCTGAGATAGTCTCAAATGTAGTAGTTCCTGTTAGTGCAGCACCAGCAGCGTCTGCTTTAGTTGCTGATGCAGTTGCAATGTTATTGAACTCTGTGTCAATCTCTGTGCCTTTAACAATCTTAGCAGCATCGCCTGAAGGCAGGCTATCCTTTGCTGCAAAGTTTACTGTCTTTGTATAGTTACTCATTAAATTAATCTACCTAAAAGTGCTTCAGTGTTTAACTCTTGTATTGACAAAGAGCCTCCATCAATTGTTGCTTCAATACCTATTGTAGCTACTTTACCTGAGCCTGTAGCTTTTATACTAGCAATATCAATTACATTAGTTACGCCATATTGAGAAGTAGCTACATTGTATTCAGAAATTCCGTACTCAGCCTGATTACTTTTGGCTATAGTAAATGACTGTGTGCTATAGTCTTCTTTGTAGTCATAAGCCCAGTTGCCAATTACTTGACTCTCTGAACCACCTATGACCGTAAAAGATATTTCCTTTAGCATTTTAATCTTTGAAGGATCACCAAAAGACATAGGGTTTGTAAAATACTTTATTGTGTATGAAGCAGTGTCATCAAGAAATCCATCGTATTGATTGATGCCTTTAGAACTACCCAAGTAAAGTAAGCCATCAGCAGTTCTAGTACCACAAAGTAAAGATACGTCTTTCCATGTAGTGGCTCTATAACTACCGTCCTCTAGCGTACCTCTCATGTCAAACACATAGACTTCTGATGACTGTGGCAGCAACAGCAAGTAAAAAGAATTCTCAGGACTATAGACAGACTTAATGACACTTGTTATTTCTGAGCTTACTGCCGCCATTAAGTTGTCTCTAACATTCTTGGACACATTGCCAATAGGGTTAGACTTCTCTTGTATAACTCTGCCTAAGCTACGCAAACCAGAGTCAGACAGGAAGATCAAGTCTGTACCTATGGCCTGTATACTGTCTCTAGCAATACAGCCAATACCAGTAATAGTGTCTGATAGAGTCATACTAGCAGGCGTTGAAGCACCACTGTATATTAGGATACTACGCTTACCAAAGATAACTAAAAAGTTGTTAAACTCTTGTAGAGCTACAATCTCATCGTATCCTGTAGGCCATACAGTAGTTATGTCCAATGAACCTGATGACCCACCATGCCAATCATCACCGTCCAGTAAGTCAGACCAGTAGACTGTGTAGGAATTGTTTGCTACATCTGCTGCCCAAAGTCTACCAAAGGAAGCTAACACTTCATTGGCTGCTGGTGCAGCGTGTGCACCGTCAACAACTGCTGTAAGAGTAGTGCTGCCTGCAACGCTCATAAGTGCTGCATGTCCACTCTGGAAGAAGTAAACGTCATTGTTAAAGCTGACAATCTTCCAGTTGTTTGCTGTGATAGAGTAACCACCGGGAAGCGTTACTTCAGACAGCGTAGATGTCCCTGTAAATATCTTGTTGTTACCAGCAGAGAATACAGTTTTAGTTCCGTCTCTAGCACAGAACTCAAACACTGCTTCAATACCACTACTAGACCCTAGAGGTGTAGCAGAGCTAGTAATCTTCTTTATGCCTTTACGTGCTGCAATACGACCAAACTTGTCAATAACAGCATTCTCAGCTACAGAGGCAAAGGCTGGGTCTTGAGTTACAGGAGAGTCTTGTGTGTTAAGTCCCTTGAACCCTGGAGCAGCAATATAAATGTTCTGTCTTTGTTGAGCCATTAGGGTACCGTATAGATAAATTCTTCAGGATTCTTGTAGGCATCTAAAGCAATAGCATCAGATAAGTGTCTGTCTGCAATCAGGAAGTAATCCTGTGCTGTAGTACCCCCAGTTTCACCACGCTCTCTAGCTAACAAAGCTACAGCGTTGTGTACAATAGCGTTCTTAGGTAGAACTGTAGTCTCTGTATCACCAGACAATTCAGCTTCCCTAGCAATTAAGTCAAAACGAAGACTAAATACGCCTGATGGCTTAGGGTAAACTTTTACTTTAGTATCCCCATTAGTATTAATACCATTAAACGTATATGAGTCAGGACTGCCAGTTACTTCACCAGAAATATAATAAGCATTGTTAAACCAGTTAGGTGACTCATAGCGCATAAAAAAATTAGAAGTGTCATTAATAGCACTATACACTCTAACACGTTCTCCAGCGTTTGTCAAGGCATAATCTACAGTATCTGCTTCAGTAGTCACTACAATAGTTGTGCGTAGTGTAGACCACTGATGTGCATCTTCTACAGTACGTTTTGCGTCGTTAACAAAGTCACCTACCATCTTGCTGTAAGTGTTCTGTGCTACACTAGTTACTTCATCCTCTCGTAGCCTACGTAGTACCTCGTTGACTATGTTCAAATATGTGGTACTCATATGAATCCTTTAAATAAACCCTGTAATACTGAAGGAGGTTGGTAGCTTCTGTTTTGCTGTAACCTTTCTACTAACTCAGGTGCTTGATATGTTTTCTTAAACTTGTAATCTTCAAAGTCTTGTGGTGTGTATGGTACAACTCCACTTCCTTGGTTTGCTAACAGCCCAGTAAGTAAGCCTATGCCTAGACCAGAGCCTCTACCATCACCATCACCATCACCATCACCATCTCCATCTCCATCTCCATCTCCATCTCCAGAACCATCCCCATCTCCAGAGCCATCACCGGGGCCAGTGCCTGAAGGATCTCCAGTGCCTGTAGGGCCTATAGGATCTCCAGTGCCTGTAGGGCCTGTAGTGCCTGTAGGGCCTGTAGGGCCTCCAGTACCTGTAGGGCCAGTAGGGCCTCCAGTACCTGTAGGGCCAGTAGGGCCTGTAGGGCCCATAGGATCTCCAGTGCCTGTAGGGCCTGTAGGGCCTCCAGTACCTGTAGGGCCAGTAGGGCCTGTAGGGCCTCCAGTACCTGTAGGGCCAGTAGGGCCTGTAGGGCCTCCAGTACCTGTAGGGCCAGTAGGGCCTCCAGTACCTGTAGGGCCTGTAGGGCCTCCAGTACCTGTAGGGCCTCCAGTACCTGTAGGGCCTCCAGTACCTGTAGGGCCTGTAGGGCCTGAAGGGCCTGTAGGGCTAGTGCTGTTTAACCCAGCTACTCTGGAAGCTTCTGCAGCCGCAGCCGCAGCAGCATCTGCAGCTTCCTTAGCTAATCTAGCAGCCTCTGCAGCCGCTTTAGCATCCGCAGCTTCCTTAGCTAATCTAGCTGCTTCTGCAGCCGCAGCAGCTTCTGAAGCAGCTTTAGCATCCGCAGCTTCCTTAGCTAATCTAGCTGCTTCTGCAGCGGCTTGGGATTCTGCAGCTAATCTAGCTGCTTCTGCAGCATTATTAGCTTCTTGAGCTAATCTAGCTGCTTCTGCAGCCGCAGCAGCTTCTTGAGCTAATCTAGCTGATTCTGCTTCTGCAGCAAGTCTAGCTGCCTCTGCAGCAGCTTGAGCATCAGCAGCAGCTTTAGCATCAGCAGCAGCTTTAGCATCAGCAGCAGCTTTAGCGTCTGCAGCAGCTTTAGCATCAGCAGCAGCTTTAGCATCAGCAGCAGCTTTAGCATCAGCAGCAGCTTTAGCATCAGCAGCAGCTTTAGCATCAGCAGCAGCTTTAGCATCAGCAGCAGCTTTAGCGTCTGCAGCAGATTTAGCATCTGCAGCAGCTTTAGCGTCTGCAGCAGCTTTAGCATCTGCAGCAGCTTTAGCGTCTGCAGCGGCTTGAGCATCAGCAGCAGCTTGAGCGTCTGCAGCGGCTTGAGCATCTGCAGCGGCTTGAGCGTCTACATTTCCAAATAAGTCAGGATCTACATTTAAATTACTAAAGTTTCCACTTAGTAAAGCATTAGCTATGCTGCTAGGAGAGAATAAGTTTGAAAAAGAACCACCACCGCCTCCACCTCCACTTTGTGACAACATGTCAGAAATATCAGACTGTGTAACAAAAGGATTAGCTATATCTAAAGTAAAATCTGGTACAATTGGCTTAACTACATTAGGATCTACTACATCTGTATAGTCAAAGTCAGGTGTAAAAGTAGGAGGAGTTTGAGGAACGTCTATCCTGTCAACAGGAGTTACTAAGTCTGGATATAAATCAGAATAATCTCCAACAGTATTAAAAACATCTGTATCTTCTGTTAAATCTAAAACACTAGGCTGCTGTATATATTTGTTACTTGTTAACAACCCTTCTGTACCTGAAGGTCTATATACAAGAGAATTACCTAAGCCATATGTTGTAAATTGTTCTGTAGGTAAAGATGTAAGTGCTCTAGAAGATAAGCCAAAATTTGCTAAATTATAGTCTGGATTTAAATTTACTCCCCCTAAATTAACTTGGGGTGCTGTAAGGTTGTATTGAGAATAGTCATTAAGATCAGGAAGTGTAGGGTCGAAACCTGCTACTTGTGTTTGAAACTGTTGGTTGCTCAGATACCTTTCAGGATCTTTTGTTAGGCCGTCTGCTGTTTGACCGTATATACTTGTAGGGTCAGCACTAACGTCTACTACTGTGTCAGAAGCAGCAGTTTGTTTAATCTCTGGCGCTTTGTTTAAGACACCTTGTAAAAAAGAACTTCCGCCAGCTTGGAGTCCAGCCATTAAAGCATCGTCTGAATCTCCTCCCATAGCTGCTGTTGTAAAAGCAGACATGCCTGCGTCTGCTGCAGCAGTTCCTAAAGTGCCTAATCCTAAACTAGCGCCAAACCCACTAGTAGCCCCGCTAATAACTAAAGAATGAAGTGTTTTCATTACATTCTTTAGATCATTATCTTTTACTTCTAGTGTTCTAATCTCACCAAAAGTAAATGGGTCATACAGGTAAATAGAGCCGTCAGCACTTGCTCTAAAAGGATCTACATCATACTGATTGTACAGTGCTTGGATCTCAGGGTTCTGTAGGTACGCTTGCTCAATAGCATCTTCATAGTCTAGCTTATTTATAAACTGCAAACGTGCCATCTCTTCAGCCATTAAAGGCTCAAGACGAGATTGGAACTCTTTGATCTCCCCTAAAGAACTTGACGTATGTGCTGAAAGATTACCTTGGAACTTCCCTAGTTCTCTAGGAGCATAGTCAGGTGTAGTGTATCCGCTAATAGTTGGCTTAGATACTGAGACACTACCGCCTTCTGCATAGTCTGTGTCTACAATACCCTGGCCTGCTAACAGTTCGTTAATGAACTGGTCATAGTAATCCCCTACTGTATCTATGTCAGATACTGTAGTTCCTTTGCGTAATGCGTTGTAGTAGCCAGACAGATTAGCAGTCTGCATGTACTTATTTCCTTGTCTTCTCAAATGAACGCATTGCACCTAAACCTAACATGCCCATAAGTACAGGCATCATAGTCTCTAGTGGCACTAAAGGTATAACAATGTCTATACCCGCTAAAGCCAACACAAAGTTAGAGAATGGAATTGTGATAAAGTTACCAAACATGCCTAGTCCACATGTCCAGCCAATGAAGGGTCGCCAACCAGAAACAAATAAACTAGAGCTTCCTGCCTCTACTTTGTTTACTTCTATTTGACCTTTAGCTAACTCTTGAGCATGACGCTCAGACATGGTAGCAATCTCGTGAGCCAAAGCATTCTTCTGGTCTTTGTCCTCAATAAACTTATCAAGTAACCCTGTTACCGGGCCGACCAAACTAGCTACTATGCTCATACTTAGCTACCTCAATAAAACTAGGGGCCACCGTAGCAGCCCCCAGTTAGATGGTTATTACTTAGGAACAACCAAAGTTACACCTGACTCAGGACGCAGTACGTTGCAGCCGTACAGAGTATCTGAAGTAAACAGGTTAGCCAAGAACTCTTGCTTGTACTGAGTCTGAGAGCGAACGCCCAGTTGTTCAGCCATTACAATTGCATCCTTCTGGATCAGCAAAGCGCCCAGAGAGTCTACAGAAGAAGCAGAGTTATCACCAGCAGCTTCAACAACAGGGCAGTTGGTGCTAACAAATACGTCAATGCCGTACAGTTGACCAATCTGACCATTGGTGACTTGACCGTTGTTTACGAAGTCAGAACTTACGTAACGATCAATACCCATGATGGTGTTGCGAACTGAAGGAGGAATGATGAAGCAACGGTTTTCCATTGGTACATCAGCATCGTCTAGCTTCTGGATCAGGCCACGGAAACCAGCGTCAGTGAATACGTCAGCAGGAACAACCGTGTCAGCCGTGTAAGTAGACAAGCCGTTAGTAGCGTCTACAAAGAACGTACCGCCGTTGTTCAGGTAAGTCGTAGAAGACGTACCGGAAGCACCAAGGCCAGTAGCCAAGCTGTGCAGGTCGGTGTCAACTTGCTTCGCCAAAGCGTAGCCAGCATCTTCCGTGTAGAACTGACGCAGTGAGCTAAGAGCTTGTACGTCCGTAATGTCTTCAATCAAACGTGAGTATTCAAAGTGCTTGTCAATAGAGATCTGCACTTCACCTTCCGTAGCGTTCTGAACCGTTACAGCAGTGTTCTCAGCTTTAGCGTGAGCGTCACCACGGACAGGCTTAGGTACATGGATGGTATCACCCTTCTTGCCAGCCATAGACATCTTCTTGACAAGGTTTGCCAATACGAGGTTCTTCTGGTAGGCTGCAACAATCTCGTCACTCCAGATTTCTGGAATAAAAGTAGCTGCGCTAGTGTTGTCAACGAACCCGCCAGTTGCGGGATATGTGGAATCAGTCATAATAAATATCTCCTAAGATATACTATCTGACCCGTTTTTCTTCGTATGCCTTCATAATCTCTGGTTGTAGAGCAGCATAGCGATCAGGGTCGGTTCTCATAAGGTTAATAATGTCTGCGCGTCGGTAGATCTTCTTAGGTGCTGATTCTGTGCTACCACGAGCATTGCCTGTGGAAGCTGCCTTAACTGCTTGCTTACGGGATTGCTCCTCTACAGCGGCAGTCTGCTGTACAATGTTCTGTCGCTCTTTCCATAAGCTAAATAGCTCATCAGCGGCTTCACTATCATACTGCTGGTCTGCTGCCACAAACAGCTTAGTCCTAACATTAGATGCTTTAATCCATTCAGCAAAGTTAGTATCTTGCAAGATTTGTTGCATATCAGGGTGCTTACGTTGTAGCTCTGATAATGCAGCACTTGCTTTGTACTGTTGCGTTACGGCTTCAGCTTCCTTAATCTTAGGGTGGTTTTGAATAGCCCTATCTACAGCCTTATCAGGGTCTGTAAACCAATCTACTTCTTCGTCTTGTTGGGGTGCTTCTTTAGTATCTTCTGTGAGTTGTGTCTGGATATACGTATCAACAACCTTACGTAGCTCACCTACTTCAGAACTCTGTCGGCCCAATAGCTTCTCAGCTTCTTGGTGCATCTGTACAAGTTCTTCAGCGGACTTACCTTTGTACTTGTCTGGGATCTCAGGTTCCTGTGGTTCAGGAGTTTCCTGTTGTTCCTCTACTTGTGCAAACATATCTAGTTGCTGTTCGTTCTCTTCTTGAGTATCCTGACGCTCAGGTTCAATAATCTTAGCCATTATTAACTCCGTACCTTAGTATTGTGGAGATGTTTAGTATGAAGGTTCTCTATGAGGTTTGCCTTCGTTCATGTGCCATGTGTTGCTCTCGTCGTTTAACCCACCTATCATGTGCATCAGGGAAGTCTCCACTAATGCCTTCAAGGTTAGATCTCACTGGAGAGATAACACGTTTAGCGTCCAAGCCACAACTGCACCTAGAAGTTGTAACATCAGACTTAACTAAATCTTCAAACAGTTTGCCACAAGGACATCTAAAATCAAACAGCCTCATCTACAGACTCTTCTGATTCTGCTTGTTGATAGCCGTTATCAATCTGTGTTTCAAGATTTAATATGGTTGCTAGGATAGCTAACTGTCCCTTACGGAAGTTCAAGTTATCATTATCCGTAGTCATTTCTACTGAGTTGATCTGTATAACATTACTCTGTAGGTCAGAGATTAACTGTTTCCAGCCTTCTGATCTAAACATAGCAAAGTAATTGTTAAAGTATGTTTCTAACTCTTGAGTCATAGTATTTTACCTTTGTTAAAGAATACTTGTGTACACTTATGTACCTATACATTATAGCATACTTTGACTCATTTGTCAAGTGTTATTTTGTTAAATATGAAATTAAAAGAGCTAAGCACATAGGTATTAAAAACACCAGCACACAAATGACAGCGCCTATCTCTTTAACGTCTTTCCAAAACTTCTTCTTAGCTGCTGCTGCTCTAGCTAACTCTAGTTGTTTAGCCTTCCTAGCTTCAGCCATTGCAAGCATGGCCTCTTGATAAAGTTGTCCGTTACCGCTGACTGTGAAGAGATCTTTAATCTCCTTCATAGTCTCTTGTATTTGTTTTTTAGCTAGTGCAGCTTTGACAGCATCTCCTTCAGATAGTCCGCCTTCATTCTGCGCTCTAGCTAACTCTACCTCTGCACCTCCAAGAGTAGATAAGAAAGCAGAGATACTTGAGATGTCGTTGGTAGTCTCAGCTACACGCTTAATAGCAGACGTAGCAGCATTGACACCAGCAACAATTGCACTTATCTCTGCAATCACCGTCAGCGGCCCCTACGTCCACCTGTTGCACGAGGCTTCATGTTTTGACGCTTTTTAGCTTTAGCTGCTGCTGCTCTACCTTTAGGGGTGTAACTGTACTTCTTTCCGCCTACCATTGGCATTTTACTTTCTCCTTGATTTTGCGCCAGAACATTTCCAACGCTTACGTGATAAGTTGTTAGGTGTGTTAGGATCATTCTGCTTCTTTTTAGGAAGTCTTTTCTTAATACCTAGCGACCTAGCACAGTAGCTGTCACCCTTACTGGTTCCCGGCTTTACTCTAGGGCCACCGCCTTTAGCTTGACCTGCCTGACCGTAAGAGACTTTTTTGCCACTGGAAGTCACTTTTACTCTTGCTTTACCTTTACGTGGACTAGGCATTACGCCGCCTTCTTGTTCGGTAGTTTCTTAACATTCTTTGCCTCTAACTCTTTAATTTTAGCTTCTAGTTCATCAAACTTTTTGTTGACTTGATCTACTATCTGAGTTAGTTCTGTACGTGTTACGACCATCAATTTATCCTTGTTGCAGTCTAAGGGGTTGCTGGGGTTGCTGGGGTTGCATGGGTTGCTGTTGTTGAGCAGCAGGAGCAGAAGGAGAGTTTCTTAGGTCAATCTCTTTCTCTTTCAAGAATGTCTGAGCAATCTTCATACGACGCTCAAACTCCTTGTCCTCTTGGTCGCCTGCTTTCAGGTTAGCTGTGACTGCCTTGATCTGGTCAATCTGTAGCTCCTGTGGTGCAAGCTGTGTCTCTACAGCAATCTTTTGCGCTCTAGCACTAGACTCCTGTGCTTGACCGTTAAGTGCTGCTGTCTGTGACTGCTGGAAGGCCATCTGTGCCTGTGCAGCCGCTTGTTGCATCTGTTGCTGTTCTTCAGTAGGTTGTGATGCTTGCTCTGCCTGAGCCAACTTAGCCATCAGTTCTTCACGGTTAGACAGGTTCATATTGTCAATGATTGACTGAATCAACGTGTTGTACAGTGGAGATTCTGCTGGCATGGTTTGCAACAGTTGTACAAGCTGTGTTACTTCATACTCACGAGCAATGATACCTAGAGTAGACGTAGTGTTAAACTTGTAGTCCTTGACAGGATAGTTCTCTGGATCAAACTGCATGTAACGACAAGCAGCCATTTTGACAAAAGGAATCAAGAAGGACTGTTGGAAGTTAATCAAGGTACGCTTGTGACGCTTGATGATTGCACCAAGGGACATACTGATACCAGCAGCCGTAGCGTCACCGTTGATACTGCCGGGAATACCAGCGGAGTCAATGGCACCTGTAGACATCTGAACCATCTTCTGTAGTTCTGCTGCCTGTGCAAATGTAATCTGGCTTACTTGACCAAAGTTGAATGGGTTGATGACAGACTTAGGGTCGCCATTGGTTAACAAGATCTTACCGGGGCGTACTTCTGGACGAGAGCCTCTAGGAAGGCGTGTAGCGTCCATAGCCATCATTGGGTGTACAGTCAGTGCTAGAGCATCAATACGGGCACGAAGCTCCGTGTCAAGCGCCTTCTGACTGTTGTAACCCTTCTCACACACACCACGTCCCCAGAACCTACCGGGAACTACATCCCAAGGGAAGGCTACTACAGGACGATCCTGCATCATGTATGGGTTAGCTTCTGCTTTTAGTAGGATGCCTCCATTAGCCACAACCACAATAGCTTCGACGTAATAGCTGGCATCTTCATCGTTCTCTGGTTCCTCTAGTTCAACATCAGCAATGTCTTCGTCATCGTCAAGCAGTGCTTCTTTTTCACCAATCTCTAGCAAGTAACGAGGAACAAGACCGTAGTATTTGGTTAAGCGTACCTTGTCTTCATCGTAGCTAGTTAGGTCTTGATCTGGCTCTAGGTCGTAGTCACTAGCCGCCTGACCTACGTATACGCTCCTGTAGACACCTTCTTCCTGTAGCTGTTGTACCTTGTGTCGTGGCACAAACTCATCCACAGCAACGCCTATAGCGTCCTGTATGGAGGTTGCTACTGGGTCAATTAGGAAGTTTTGTGGCAGTACAGGGCGTAGTTTAACTACTGTACGGTCTGTTACATTAACACCTACTGCTTCTAGCTGTCCGTCCATAATAGGCTGTGTAGCAGGAGCCATCTCTTTGACTTCCTCTAGCACTACTTCAGCTACACCAGTACCAAACACAGCACTGTTGATGAGACATTCGCCTACTTGCTTGCGTACTTGAGTCTTCTCAAAGTCCTCATGCAGCTTAGTGCGTAGATACACAACATCTTGTGCTTCTGCGTCCCCTAGATCGTCAGTAATGTCAAAATACTTACCACGACCAAAGGTTGCTTCTTCAATTTCTGCTACGCTGGACTCTACAGCCTGCTGTAATGCGGGTGAAATGATACGTGAACGCTCACTTTTGCGCTCCATGTCCTCTGCTGCCCAGATTCCACGCCATAAACGGTAGAATTCTTCAAATCTTTCTGCATAATTGGACTCATAGTGATCTCGCCACGAGTCACACTTAGCCATTACCCAGTTTTCTAGGTGTTCGTCGCTAGACAGAACGTCATTGTCACTGTAATCCATAATTTTTAAGCCGTCCTTGTGCTACGAGTTTTATTTGCTATCTTTTTAGGCTGCGCTGAGTGCTGTCTACCAGCCTTAGTGTCTTTTCTTTTCTTTCTAGTGGTGGCTGCGTACTCTTGTGGAGACAAAGACTTGATTGCTTTTGATGGTAAGTAGCGTTCTCCAGTAGCTTTAGCTCCTTGAGTGCTAGGTTTACCTGACTTTGTGCGCCACTTTTGCTTAGTCCAGTTTTTTAACGCTTGTTGTGGTTTTTTTAAGCCTGACGAGCTACTTTTACTTCTACGTTTAGCTCCCTGAGCCCTAGCTCTAGTGCCTGCTCTTGCCATTATGTGTATCCTCCACCCTTGGCTTTGTATTCTTTTGCCAACATCTGGGCTTTCCTCGCTGACCATTGTCCAGCCTTGCCACCTTTTGTACCTGCTTTGATTTTATTAAATAGGTTCTTACGCATAGTGGGTTTGGTGTAGTTACCGGCTTCATTGACTCTTGACTTAGGTTTTTGTGCTTTAGCTCTAGTGCCTGCTCTTGTTGTCATGTTAGTATCCTGTTACTGCGTCTAAGACCTCAAGATCATCAATCTCAAAGTCATAATGATAAGCTACTTTAGCTAATTGGTCTATATATGCAAGAGAATCAACTAAATCATCATGTGTTAACGGGTCAGGGAACTGGAATAACTGATCTAAAAATTTACTGTTCCATTCACCTTTATTTAGTGTTATAAAACCATTCTCAAATCTACCCTGTAAGGCCCACATAATTCTGTCTGTTTTCTTTTTGTTTCCGTGTGTTAGTTCTTCTACTCTAAAAAACATACCGTAGCGTTTTTGTAAGTCTAGTAGAGGAGACATTATAGCATTTCTAGAAATACCTCTTTCAATACCTACTGCTATTGGTTTATAGTCTCTAACAGCTTGAAAGATTTTAGCTGCTGTTTCAGGAGTTGTCCAAACTCCGTAAATAATGTTATCAACATACCAGCCATCTTCATTTATTTTTACAATTGCAATAGAAGCTGTATCTCTATTTTTATTTTGTTTTTTAGAAGACGCTGTAGGGTCTACGTAGTTTGCCAAGTCTGCTGCAATATAATAATCACCTACTTCAGGTTTATCCTCACTAAACTTAACCCACTCCTCCTTAAACATCTCTGAGCCTCTAGCTTCAAAGGATGCCATAAACTCTTGACGGAATGCGTAGGATGACATAGACTTCTTAGCTAGGTCAATCTCATCTGGGTCTAACAACTCATTGTCATAACTTGTAAAGTGCCATGCAGTATAGGACTCATCGTCCTCTAGCTCTGCGTACTTGTACAGGTCATAGAAGTGATTACGCCCCATAGGTGTACCAATGAACAGTGCAGCACCCTTCTGGTCAGCCAAGGCAGGTCTAAGGATCTGCTCAAAGACTTCAGGCTTCATGTCAGCGTACTCGTCCATCACTAGGAACTTTAGTGACACACCACGCATAGTCTCTGGTCTGTCAGCACCCTTGAGGCTGATGGTTGCACCGTTGACTAACTTAATTTGTAGGTTGTTTATGTGTGCGTTAGATACAACAGGGTGCGCCAGTTCCAATAGTGTTTGCCACATGATGTCTCTGGCCTGTCCTTGTGTTGGAGCTACATAGAACACATGGCCTCTGTCTGCCTGTAGAGCATTAACAATTAACATCCAAGCTGCTAGTCTGGACTTACCTGTACGTCTACCGGCAGCTACAATCTTAAATCTAGTAGGGTCTTCCCATACTTGTTGCTGCCAATCCAGTAGTTGTATGTTAAGATCAGTCATAGAAATACTTAACTACTAACTCATCTAAGTCTTTTTCTTCTTCACACTCATACTCAGCATCTAACTCAGGATCTCCGTCCCAGTTTAGATCCTCTTGTTGTGCTAAGGTCTTCTTGTACTCTCTGTTAGTAAGCACTAACTATACGTCCACATTACAGGTGTATCAGTAGCTCTAATGTCTACATGCACAAAACCTCCAGCAACACCAATACCAGTAAAGCCTAACTTAATAGCATTCTTTACTATAGTGTACCTTTGTAGACCTGAAGACACAGCTATGTCCGCTGCTATGCCTTGTGCATGTGTACCTGGTCGTTGTTTACCTAGCTCAATAGGATGGTCAGGTGATCTATAGCCACTTGTGATAACAAAAGGAAAACCACAGTGCTCTCTAAGTTCATCCAAGGCATATATTAACTCATCCTCTATCTCGTTCTCACCTGTGGCTTGACAAGCAAACTCATCTCTACTGAAGTGCTTAAACGTCATTGTTGGTGTACTCTCCTTCAATGGGGTCATTGGAGTTGTCATTATTCTGTGATGAGATGGTACTAGGTACACCTGAGATAGTAATTTGTACAGACTGCCTACCACCAGCACTATCCTTTTCAAAGTAACTTAAGGGTAACATCCTGTCCATAACCAGCTTCCAAGCTGCTGCTTGATTCTTATGGTCATCATTAAGTGCTGCATCAAATATACTATCTAATACTTTACGAGACTTAGGAGAAGCTAACATCCTAGCCTTGTACTCATTGATAATTGAAGCATCTCCTTTAGGCCGACCTACCTTTCCCCTAGAGCCAGTAGTCTTCTCAACTATCTCACCCTTCCTAGGTCTACCTCGCTTTCTCTTAGGAGGATCATTTTGATTATCCATAATGTATTGCCTTAATGTTTCTTAAGATACCTCTTTATTATAGCATACTTTTTAGCATTTGTCAAGTACTTTTTACTGTTATTTTCTTGACTCAGTCAAAGTTTTAAGTTTACTTGTGTTAACAAGAGGTTACATAGGTTAGTAAATGCTTACTTTTTTATTAATTTACTGTTGTTTTCTAAATTCTACTTTTGAGAACTTGAGTGCCTACTACAATAATTATACGCAGCCACAGCGGCCCCCCGTACCCTTGTTGTTAGCCCCCTTAGCCCAACAGTTAGACTTAGGCGCACCACAGAGTACAACAGTTAGACTTAGGCGCACCACCTGGCGCTAACAGTTAGACTTAGGGGCGCAACAGAGTACAACAGTTAACCTAAGTCTACCTGAGAGTCTCAGCCTAACGGTTAGCTTGAGGGGAGCTTGAGAATGCTGAAGAGTGTGAGCTAGTGTAGTACCTATATAGGTACACTCAAGCATTCTCAAGTAGTCATAAGAACCTGGGTTTTTATACCTAATCGGTATTGACTTTGAGATCTGGCTGGATAATTATAATACCCACAACAAGACAACAACGGAGACCGACAAGATGGGCCACTACAGCACCTACATGTACGTAACTCAGGAAGCCACAAGCGACAAAGGATTGGCTAATAACAAACAAGTGGCTCAGTTTCACTACTTTAACCCCAATGGCTTAGAAAGCCGCCGTATTAAGAACAACGACCGTATACATGAACTAATGAAGGAAGGCGTTGTTAAGACAGGGATGTCCCTTGCTTATGGGTGGGCTGGGTCTTCCTACTACTCTGATTGCCTTCGTGATTTAGCGATGAAGACAAGAGTAAACGGTAGAAATCTCAGAGTAATTATTGAGTTGCTACAGGATCAAATAGAAACCCAAGAGCAAAAGATAGCGGAAGCCACCGCCTAGTGCTCCATAGATGCGCTTTGGTTTACATCAGAGCGCATCAGTGGCAGCATTTAGCCAAACACAACAACAGAAGAAGAGGATAGACACATGTTAGTAGCACCAATGTACAACGGCGACGAGTTGCGCCATGAGTTCCAAAGTTACGGTAGAGGCGAGCAATTCAGCCGCTGGGGTTTTGATGCCCTGTTTAAGTACTTTGACGAGTTTTCCGAGGACATAGGGGAGGACATCCACCTCGACGTGATCGCTTTGTGCTGTGAGTGGTCAGAATACGACAGCGTTGAGGAAGCCTGCGACCAATACAGCAACGAGATACAAACGGCTGAAGACTTAAACGATCACACTTTGCTGTTATTCTTGGATAATGGCGGCGTGATGGTTAGAGACTTTTAACAAGCAAAAACAACGGAGCAAACAGCGTGATTTTTACCTACAAAATTTACTTAGACGGCAACGAGCAACTGCTAACCTATAGCCAAGAGAAATATAAAACAGAACTAAAACGCCTAGTTAAGATCTACGGCATACCAAACAAAAATGGCAGCGCATTGCAGACTAACACCAACACTAGTAGCTATTACTTTGGAGCATAACAGCATGACCACAATCACACTGACAGACAAAGAAGTAAACTTCTTAGAGCAATACCTAGATACAGCGTTTTGGGTGGCTGACATTGAACCACAAGAGCTTGACGAAGATTGCCACAGAGAGGCCACAATTGATTGCCTAGCATTCCTGTCGCTTATTGACTGCTACTTGAATGATGACAACAGACAACAAGCGGCGCATGACTTTTACCTGTCACGCAATGGTCACGGCACCGGCTTCTGGGATCGTCCCAAAGCCTACAGTTACATCATCGGCAACTACGCCGACAAGTTCCAAAAAATAGCCGAGGCATTTGGCTCTACTGATTACTACACAACCGATGGAGAACTTTTAGCATGAGAACAATAACAAACAGGCAAGGCGACCTAGCTTGCATAGAGGTTTGCCACACGGCGCAAGCATTCTTTAACGTCCGCATAGACACGGAGCCACCAGTGCGCCTGCAGATAGCTTGGGCTGACACTATCAGCATGAACAGACAGAAAAACAAGTCAGAAAAAGACTTGCTTGATGACTTGTTGTTTAGTAGGCTTGCGGAATATGGATTTACCAAACAGGACTTGAACCGATGAAGACAGATTATACACTCTCAAGGCGTGAAGAGCGCGAACAACAGCAAAACGAGGCATTGGTGTTTTCAGTGTTGAACAAAACAACAGCGGCTATTACAATCATTCTTGGCGTCTACCTAATGTGGGCGCTATTACTTGGAGTATCATCATGAGAATAACAGATATTGAATTCCACGTTGATGATGTACCTAACCCGACACCGTTTAACGTCATTGTGTACAATTACAAAAGCGGTGGTGTTACAATGTCAGCGGATAACCTAAGCGACGATCAATACGACGTTTTGACTGATCTTGTGTTTGAAATGTACAACGATGGGAGAATTTAACATCATGAGAAGAAACCACAGCGACAAATCAATACTTGAACTAGCGGAGGAAATTAAAGCACTTGCGGACTCAATACGGCGACCTGAGCCGGTAAAAGACTGCAACCATTCATGGGAATACGTACCGGCGGAATATGAAAGCCTGTCGGGACGTGGAACCGTGGAACAATACCCCGACGGTCACTATTGCGCCAAGTGCAACCAGTGGCAAGAAGAGTTAAACTAAACCAAAACCAAAAGGAAACTAACCAATGAGATTTTACAAAATAGCAAACACGCCAGCACCAAAGCAACTATACCGACGCAATCAAGGAACGTGGAAACCGTTAATGCAAGGAATGCGCCAAGGCGAGTGGTTTTTAGTAGAGAAGTCCAAAAGAGCTAACGTTCAATCCGCCGCTTTTGCATACTGCAAAGGACGTTACAGTCTGTATATGCACCCAAGCAAAAAGGATGTGTATGTATTCAAGATCAACAAAAATTAGGAAGCAAGGAACATGATTTACCGTTTAAGAAAAGTAAAGAGAAGATGGGGAATGTCATTTGGTAGATGTTACATTGGGTACCATCTTGGCAAGCGTAGCCTGTATATCCCACACGACAAGAAAATCACTTTTGCCATAAACGATTGGCACGGGCTTCAGGAGGTGTCTAGCAAATGAGTACAACATATTTTGATGAAGACGTAACGGATGACCGAGAACCTGACCCAGAGCAAAACAGGCGCGACATGATAGTTAACACCTTGAGTGAGTACAGGCTTAACGTAATGTCCGTTAGCGAGATGATAGCCATGTGCAGTGCCTACCTACATGATGACTTGGAAAACCGCTCTACGGAGGATTTAGAGGGCTTATACGCGCAATTGATAGGCCCAGAGTCACAGGAGATACACTGATGCGCTGCAAAGCCTGTAACGTGCTACTTGAGGACAAAGACAAGATAGATTTGTGCAACCCTTGCAACGTGGAATCACTGAAGGCGAGGTTCCCAAACCAAAAGGTAGACGACAATGAGGTGCAAGATTTAGTCAAAAGACTTGAGGAGGTGAAACGGTTAACATCCCAACATGAAAAATTTTCATGATGATTTAGGACAACAAGAGTCAAATTCATGTACAATAGACTAAAGAGAGCAAGGAATACATTTTGTTAATCATAATGATTATTCTTTAGCTCTCTTTAGTAAACTAAAGTAAACCTTAGAGGTAATTGATATGGCAGTAGTTAGTGGTAAAGCAGCATTTGCTCACTTGGACAGCACAGAAGTATACAACGGACAGGACACAGGCAAGTACACCTTGACTATCACCTTGGACGATGAAAATGCTGATCTGTTAGCCAAACAGGGTGTTAAGCTGCGGGAGTATGAAGGTAACAAGCAAAGGAAGTTCAGTAGTAAATTCAATGTGAAAGTCATTGACGCAAACGATCAACCTTTTATTGGTAGCATCACTCGGGGTTCTACAGTGCGTCTAAGTTACAAAACAGCAGCCCCAGATCCTGTACACGGCACACCAACGTACCTAAACGCAGTGCGGGTGCTAGAGGTAGCCGAAGACAGCAACGGCATAGATGCCGACCTTTAGTGGAGAAAAGAGCACCTTTGTAAAACATGAGCCATGCCCTAAGTGTGGCTCAAGTGATGCGCTGGCCCGTTATAGCAACGGGTCGGCTCATTGTTTTGCAGCAGGGTGCAATCACCATGAAAACTCAAATGGCAACGTAGTTAAGCTACAGCCCCAACCAAGGAGGCCATTAGAAGACATGACATCATCGGGAGTCATAGCAGCAATACCGGACAGGAGAATCAGCCAAGAGACGTGTAGGAAGTACAACGTCATGGTGGAGTACAACGCCTCCGGTGAGATTGCAAAACACATATACCCGTACTACAGCACTGACACTGACGAACTGAAAGCCACCAAGATACGCCATGTGAAGACTAAGGACTTCCATGCTACAGGTGACATGACCACAAATGTAGGTCTGTTCGGACAGCAAACGTGCCGTGGTGGTGGTAAGTACATAACAATCACAGAAGGAGAGTTAGATGCGCTAAGTGTCTCTGAGATGTTTGAGCGCAAATGGGACGTAGTCTCACTGCGTAACGGAGCAGCGTCAGCGGCTAAAGAGATCAAAGAAAACCTGGATTTCCTTGAAGGTTACGACAACGTGGTTGTTTGCTTTGACGGTGACAAGGCAGGCCAGCAGGCCATAGATGACATCAAGGACTTGTTCTCACCAAGCAAGCTCAAGATAGTCAAGCTACCCTTGAAGGACGCTAGTGAGATGCTGGTAGCCAACAAGGTGAGAGACTTCACTTCTGCGTGGTGGAATTCCAAGGTCTATCAGCCTGATGGGATTATCCAAGGCAGTGACACATGGGATGCCCTAACCAACAAGATCAAGGTAAAGTCAATACCGTATCCTTGGCAGGGACTCAACACCTACACCAAAGGATTTAGACCATATGAGCTAGTGACGATCACGTCAGGGTCAGGCATGGGTAAATCTCAAATGGTCAGGGAGTTAGAGCACTACCTGTTAAGGGCAACGGAGGACAACATTGGAATCCTAGCATTGGAAGAAGATGTTGCTCGGACTGCACTGGGCATCATGTCAGTAGAGGCAGACTGTCCATTGCACCTTGAGGAAGACCTTGACCCTGAGTTAGCGTTTCCTTACTGGGAGGACACCCTAGGCACCGGCAGGTTCTACCTGTTTGACCACTGGGGCAGCACCAGCGAGGACAACCTGTTGGCTAGGGTCAGATACATGGCTAAGGCGCTGGACTGCAAGTGGATCATCCTAGATCACCTGTCCATCGTTGTGTCAGCACAGGACAACGGTGATGAGCGTAAAGCCATTGATGCCATAATGACCAAGCTACGGTCACTGGTGCAGGAGCTAGGCGTAGGGTTGTTCCTTGTGTCACACCTGAAGCGTACCCAAGGCAAGGCACACGAGGACGGTGGGCAGATTAGTCTAAGTGAACTGCGTGGTTCTCAGGCTATAGCACAATTGTCTGACATGGTGATTGGTTTGGAGCGTGACCAGCAGGATGACAACCCTGAACGCCGTAACACGACAACAGTGCGTGTGCTCAAGAACCGCTACTCTGGGCTTACTGGTGCATGTTGCTACCTGAAGTATGATAACTTTACTGGTAGAATGTCAGAGACAAGTAAGCCAAAGGAGGACGCAGTAAATGAGCTATAAGCCTATGTTCCTTGACATAGAGACTAACGGTCTTGATCCTGACACCATATGGTTAGCAGTGACTATGCAGGATGGTGTGGTTCAGGAACACTATGACCGTGATAGCCTAGCCAAGGCGCTGGAAGGTGACTTCCCCGTAGTGGGACACAACCTGATAGGCTTTGACATACCAGTGCTGGAGAAGCTGTGGAACATCACAGTGGACAAAAGTAGAGTAGAGGACACGTTAGTGCTCTCCCGTCTCGCTAATCCACAACGTGAAGGAGGTCACAGGCTGTCTAACTGGGGTGAAATCCTGGGGTTCCCTAAAGGAGATCACAGTGATTGGACTTGCCTGTCCGATGAGATGGTTGCTTATTGTATCCAAGATGTCCGTGTGACAGCTAAGGCATACAACAAGATAAAGCTAGAGCTACGTGATTTTAGCAAGGAGTCTATTGCCCTTGAGCACGAGACGCAGTGGATTGTACAGAAGCAGATACGCAATGGCTGGCTACTGGACATGAGACACGCTATGGACTTACTTGCCACCCTGAAGGAGCGCAAGCTAGTTGTAGAGGATGAAGTACACAAGGTGTTCAAACCTAAGTGGGTTGATGTTAAACAGGTAGTGCCAAAGACCAAGAAGGACGGCAGCCTGTCTAAGGTGGGACTCACCGACGATGAATACCAGAAGGTAGAGCAGTCAGGCAATAGAGAACCTTTCATGCGGCAGGTGCTCAAGCCATTCAACCTTGGCTCAAGACAGCAGATAGGTGAGTACCTGAAGGACTTTGGATGGAAGCCTGAAAAGCTAACACCAACAGGTCAGCCAATAGTAGATGAAGCAGTATTATCTACTGTCAAGGACATACCACAGGCAGCGTTGATTGCTGAGTACCTGATGTTACAAAAGCGTGTTGCTCAAGTGCAGTCATGGGTAGATGAAGCTAACCCAGACACAGACAGAGTGCATGGCTATGTAAACACTAATGGTGCTGTTACTGGTCGTATGACACACTCTAAACCTAACCTAGCCCAGGTTCCGGCAGGCTACTCACCGTATGGCAAGGAATGCCGACAGTGTTGGGTTGCCAGAGAAGGCTACAAACTTGTGGGCTTTGACGCTAGTGGCCTTGAGCTACGTATGTTGGCTCACTACATGGATGACAAGGAGTACACAAATGAAGTCATTAACGGAGACATCCACACTGCTAACCAAAAACTTGCAGGACTTGAATCAAGAGATCAGGCAAAGACTTTCATCTACGCACTTCTCTACGGGGCAGGAGATGAAAAACTTGGAAGCGTGGCTTCAGCAGGCAGAGCTGCTGGTCAAACACTTAGAAAACGATTTATGTCTAATCTCACAGCATATGCAGATCTTAAAGAAAACACTGTTAGAGCAGCAAAGCTAGGAACCATTAGCGGCTTAGACGGAAGACTGTTGCATGTCAGATCAGAACACTCTGCACTCAATACTTTACTGCAAAGTGCCGGTGCAATTGTTATGAAGAAAGCAATGTGTTTGCTGGAAGAATATGCTACAATGTGGAAACTAGACTATTACTTTGTGGGGAACATCCATGATGAAGTACAAGCAGAAGTCAGAGAAGACCAAGCAGACAAGTACGGAAGACTTGCAGTCTCCTGCTTGGAAGCAGCAGGAATTGAACTGGGACTCAACTGTAAGCTCACAGGAGAGTACCAAGTTGGAAGTAGTTGGGCAGACACACACTAAGGAGTGTATTAAGTGTGGAGTTGAACTAACTGAGCATAATCAAAATAAATCTTTTATAAAAAACAACATTAAAATATGTAGAGGTTGTTTTAACACTGTACACAATAATCGTAATGGCCCTAAATCTAACCCAGAAAGAATGTGGGTAAACGGTAAGTACATCTCAAACAAACATCCCTTACATAAACCCGGACGTTACAAGTCCTTCGGTGATGCAGCATTTGAGTCACTGAGTAACTACAAAACCGCAAAGGAAGGTCAAGTGTACATCTTGTACAGTCCAGCCTACCCTAGCTGGGTTAAGATAGGCATGGCAGTGGACGCAGAAGACAGACTAAAGCAGTTCCAGACAGGTAGTCCATACAGAGACTATGTGCTAGTCAAGGCCTATGACACTAAGGACAGGCGTAGAGCAGAGAGTGAGATACATGAGTTACTAAGGAAGACACATGGTAACAAGAATGAGTGGTTTGTAATAGCGGCTCCAGTGGCTAAAGAAATACTAGATGGATATTTTGATGAAAACAACTAACACCCTGATAGATGACATATACAATCTTGTGAAGTTCAAGTCTCCTGATAGGTCAGTGGACGCTGAACAGATCATTGATGACTTTGGTGAAGCATGTAAGGATCTTATGCGTAAGGAGTTTACCAGCCGTGGTAACTTTGATTCACGTAAGCTACGCATGTCTAACATAGGCAAGACTGATAGGTTCCTATGGAATCACTACAATAATGTAGGGCCAAAGGAGAAGATGCAGCCACATACCCTTGTGAAGTTCATGTATGGACATCTCATTGAGGAGATGCTGCTACTGTTTGTACGTCTAGCAGGACACACAGTGACACATGAGCAGGCACAAGCTACTGTCCAAGGTATCTCAGGTAGTATGGACTGCAAGATTGACGGCATAGTGACTGACGTTAAGTCTGCCAGTTCCTATGGATTCAAGAAGTTCAAGGAACGTACACTTGCTTTTGATGATCCCTTTGGCTACATAGATCAGATCAAAGGCTATGCCAGGTCTGAAGGTGAGACACAGGTAGGCTGGCTGGCTATGGACAAAGCCAATGGTCACTTGACTTACCTGAAGTATGACCTTGAGGATGAGCAGGCTCCTGTCTATGAAGTGCTGAAGGATGACATTGAGGAGCGCATCATCCATGTCAAGGAGATGGTAAAGCAGCAAGAACCACCGCCTTTGTGCCATGACACAGTTCCTGACGGCAAGTCCGGTAACAAGAAGCTGGCTATGGGCTGCTCTTACTGTCACTTCAAACATGCTTGTTACCCTGACCTACGTACATTCCTGTACTCTACAGGGCCACGGTACTTAACGGAGGTGGTGAATGAGCCTAAAGTCCAAGAGATCACGTAAGCAGAGCATCTATAGGTCTGGACTAGAGAAACGCTTTGCACAGAATGTACCTAAACGGAGGTACCTGTACGAGCCATATGATGTACCATACGTGATGCACAGGAAATACAAGCCGGACTTTGTGGACAAAAAGACGGGTGACTACATTGAGACTAAAGGATTCTTTAGGGCAGGAGACACCCAGAAATATACATCAATACGTGATAGTATTAAACCAATCAAGTTAATCTTTGTCCTGTCAGACCCTAACAAGAAGGTCAGGAAAGGTTCTAAGATTACGATGGGACAGTGGTGCCACAAAGAAGGTTTTGAGTTTTACACAGTTGATGAGTATGTAGATCATGTCACTAACAATGGATGAAATAATAGAGCGTATCCTTAAACGCTATGACGCTGAAGACTTACTGGAAGCCCTGGACATTAGTTCTGAAGAGCTACTGGATAGGTTTGAAGATAAATTTATTAACCGTCTACAGGTGTTTGAAGCCGAAGTAGATGAAGATGAAGTAGAGTTAGAACAAGATGAGTATTGACAACATAACAGTACAAGAGTGGAACAAGATGGGTTTTAAAACTATTAAAGACAGAGACACTAATGAGCTTGACAACGAACCTAACCACCACCCAAGGTTCTCTGAAGAAGCCATGTTACAAAGCTACGACCCTGTTGACAAGCCGGAGCATTACAATACTGGTGGCCTTGAATGTATTGATGCTATCCGTGGGATGCTTACACATGACGAGTACATTGGTTACTTGCGTGGTAATGCCATGAAGTACATGTGGCGCTTTAGATACAAGAAGAAGCCTATTGAAGACCTACGTAAAGCACGTTGGTATGAAGAACGCTTAATGCAGTATATGTTGGAGAACCCTAGTGACAAGTAAGGTAGGCGTACAGGATTACTTAGGTATCCAGATTGATTATGACAGAGAAGAAAGTCTTAACGTGTTCTCACTAGAGACACTGAAGGACAGGTATTTCTGGGGAGATGAGACACATGCACAAGAAGCCTTCGCCAGAGCGTCCGTCTATGGTGCAACGTATCAAGGACATACTGACTACAATCTTGCACAGCGGCTTTATGACTACGCAAGCAAGGGCTGGTTCGGTTTTAGCACTCCTATTCTTAGCAACGGGGGAACCACACGTGGCTTACCTATTAGCTGCTTTCTCAATTATGTTCCTGATTCAAGGCGTGGGCTATCTGATCACTATGATGAGAACATATGGCTTGCAAGTGGAGGTGGAGGCTTGGGTGGATATTGGGGTGCTGTTAGAAGTAATGGCGTTTCAACTGCTAACGGTAGTCAGTCTACTGGCAGCATACCTTTCATGCATGTCGTAGACAGTCAGATGCTCGCCTTCAACCAAGGCGTAACACGGAGAGGATCTTATGCAGCGTATATGGACATCAGTCACCCAGAAGTGGAAGAGTTCATCGCTATGCGGAAGACTACTGGTGGTGATCTTAACCGTAAGTGTCTTAACTTACACAATGGAATTACAATCACAGACGAATTCTTGGCCGCCGTCATGTCTGATGATCAGTGGAGGCTGATTGACCCTAAGTCCAAGCAGGCTATCAAGACTGTATCCGCTAGGGACTTGTGGTGGCAGCTAGTACACACTAGGGCAGAGACAGGTGAGCCATACATTGTTAACCTAGACCGCTGTAACGAGGCTCTGCCACAGTCACAGAAGGACATGGGGCTGGAGGTACGTCAGAGTAACCTATGCTCTGAGATTACCTTACCAACCAGTGAAGACCGCACAGCAGTGTGCTGCTTGTCCAGTGTTAACCTAGAATACTTTGATGAGTGGAAAGACGATGAACAGTTTATCTTTGACATGATTAACATGTTGGATAACATCATTGAACACTTCATTGACAACGCTATGCTAGACACAGGCATGAACGTGTCAGCAGACAGCATAGAGGAGTTTATGTCTTATGTTAGAGAAGATAAGAAAGGCTTTGCAAAAGCCGCTTATAGCGCATATAGAGAACGTGCGGTTGGTCTTGGAGCGATGGGTTTTCATAGTTACCTTCAACGTAATGGAATCCCTTTTGAAGGAATGTACGCCTCCAGCTTCAACAATAGAGCGTTTAAGACAATCAAAGAAAGATCTGAGGTGGCTTCCAGAAGTCTGGCTAGAGACCGTGGGGAGGCTCCTGACATGGCTGGTAGTGGCCGTCGTAATTCCCATCTGCTTGCTATTGCCCCTAATGCTAGTAGCAGTATTATATGTGGTGGAACAAGTCCTTCTATTGAGCCTACAAGGGCTAACGTATTTACGCACAAGACTTTAACAGGCTCGTACAAAGTTAAAAACAAATACTTGGAGAAACTACTTGAAGAGAAAGGTGCCAACACCGAGAAAACGTGGAAAGATATTGCTGCTGCTGAAGGCTCTGTTAAAGAAATACCGGAACTCACGGAAGAAGAGAAGGCCGTATTTAAGACAGCGCCTGAACTTAACCAAATTTGGGTCATTGAACACGCCTACCAAAGACAGAAGTACGTCTGCCAAGCACAGTCAGTAAATCTGTTCTTTGAACCACCACCAGCTACAGCGCCACAGGAGGTACACGATGAGTATCTGGAGTATGTTAATAGCGTACATTGGACAGGAGCTAACAAACTCAAATCTATGTATTACCTGCGAACTACAGCGGCTAGAAATACAGAGAATGTTAACATCAAGATCCCAAGGATCAACCTTGAGGAAGGGGAATGTTTAAGTTGTGAAGGATAAGTTCAACACATACTGCCTACAACAGTGGGCAGCTTATGTGGAGCAGAAGGGAAGTCTAAGCTACAAAGAATATCTGAAGATAAACAAGAAACTACTGGAGAAACAATTTAATGATAGATCCAAAGATTAGCGCCATGAAGCGCCTGTACAACGCTGAGATAGACGTGTACAAGGCAGAGGTGCAGAACTACCTAGAAAATCCTGTGGCTGTAGGTGAGCATGGTAACTTGATTGAGACTATGGACAAGCTGGTGCAGAAGATTGCTGAAGCAGAAGATAAACTGATTGTATTGGAGACACATTTTAGTGAGTAACGTAATTAACCTAATGCCTACCCAGGCAACCGCTGACGAGGTACTAGAGGACTGTAAGGGTGAGTTTAATCACGTACTGGTACTAGGGTGGACTGAAGATGACGCTCTGACAGCTAAGGCTACAGAGTCTATGGACTTGAAGGAAACCATCTACTTGGTGGAAGTATTCAAGCAAGCAGTAATTATGGCAGGACATGAAGTAGGATGAGTGATGAACTGATACATCTGATTAGCCTGTGGGCTATGAAGCGTGGTATAATTAACAATAGCACACCTCTTGCACAGTTTGCTAAACTTGTGTCTGAGGTAGGAGAGCTAGGGGACAACATAGCCAAGCAGCGTGATGTTACTGATGACATTGGTGACTGCTTGGTGGTGTTAAACACCTTAGCCATTATGAATGACACTACCCTAGAGGAATGCCTGAAGGTAGCGTATGATGATATTAAAGATCGTAAGGGACATATGAACAGTCATGGTGTCTTTATCAAAGAGGGAGATGCAGCTTGAGCTTGCTAAAATACTGGGCACCTAAAGTAAGGTTTGTAACTGAAATGGAAACTACAGGCTTTCCTGAAGGGACAGAAATACTTAATGTTAAGTATTCTTGGTATGATTGGTCTTTAGAGTTTTGGACAGGGCCAAACTTAGGTTTAGAAATTAGACTACAAAACTTAGCAGAAGGTTTCAGGATAGGTTTTGCTAATGGTGGGTTAGAGGATGAGCGAGGCAGGTTTATTATTTCTCTGTTTCCCTTAGACTTTAACATACACTACTTAACTGAAAAAGAAATGATTAAATACGGGGTGATTGCAAAATGAGCTTATTAGATACTAGAGATTACTACAAACCGTTTGACCATCCTTGGATGTTTGACTACTACTCACAACAGAATCAGATGCACTGGTTCCCAGAGGATGTACCTCTACACAATGATGTCAAAGATTGGCAGACAATGACTGATGAAGAGAAGAATCTACTGACTCAGATCTTCCGTCTGTTTACACAGTCTGATGTAGACGTAGGTGCAGGATACGTAGACCGTTACATGCGTATCTTTAAGAAACCTGAAGCACGTATGATGATGTCTAGCTTTGCTAACATGGAGTCCATACACCAACATGCCTACAGCCTGCTACTGGACACCGTAGGGATGCCGGAGGTGGAGTATAAGGCGTTCTCAGAGTATGAGGCTATGGCTGACAAGCATGAGTACATCAACGCTGTGAAGGTTACTAAAGGCGACAAGAAGAGCATTGCTAAGGCATTGGCTATCTACTCAGGTTTTACTGAAGGCTTACAACTCTTTAGTAGCTTCATCATCCTGTTGAACTTCCCAAGGTTTGGTAAGATGAAGGGTATGGGGCAGATCATTACGTACAGCATACGTGATGAATCCATGCACGTAGAAGCAATGACAAAGCTCTTCAGGGAGTTTATGCAGGAGAACATTGACCTGTGGACTGATGACTTCAAGGCTGAGATCTATCAGGCATGTCGTGAGATGGTTGACCTAGAGGATAGGTTCTTGGACTTGGTGTTTGAGCAGGGTGATAT